CTTGTCTTAATCTTATTCTTTCATTTGCGCTAATTTCAAATTGTCCCGATTCTTCGTTGAAACTTGCAATACCTCTTGTAGCCTTAACAATTTGGTCTTGTAATCCGTTCAAATCGTTTTGAGCCATATATAACAATTGTGCACCATCACCCAATTGCGCAAATGAACCACCTAATGTTTGTAATCCCGCAGCATATTCATATGCCTTTTCAGGGTCACTCATTATTTGGTCCGCAAAACCTTGTGCAACACTTAGGGTGTCTCCTAACATTTTTGATTTTGCAACCATAGATGCCAAATCTTCAACCCCTTTTGGAAAACCGTATTTATTCAGTTTATCCATTTGACCTGCAACATCTCCAACAAATTTACCAGCATTTAATCCGTATTTTTGTGCGGTTTGTGTAAGTTCTATGGTTCTTTCAACCGCCGCTTCCATACCCCCACCAACTTTATCAAAAAATTTGGCGATTGTTGTTACTGTTTCTCCTCCAACACCAAATTTACTAACCGCGGCAATATTTGTTAAAACATTTGCAGATAAAAAGGTAGTTTTTTCTAAAGCCTCATTAATTGACTGATAAGTACCAATAACATCTTCTAAATTACCACCCATTTCTAATACATTGGTTGCCGCCTTACCCAATATATTTTCCATTCGTTGGGCTTGTACAGCACCCAAACCTAAAGCTCTGGTTGCAGAAAAAAGTTTTTGTTCAAATTTTGAAGCTTGGTTTATACCGTTCTCTAACCCTTTTGTACCCGCTAAGTCAATTAGTGCTGTTTTAATTGCCTCTAATTTGATTAATAACCCATCCGCGGCTTGTGTTTGTGATTCAACTGTTTCGTTACTTCCTGCCATCATATAATTTGATTAACTATATTATAAATAGTTTAATTAAATTTTTCTTGTCTTTCTCTAATCAAATCATATTCTTCAACTATTTTACCTATAAAATATTTTCTTTCATATGTTGGCATAATAAGAATATCGGAATAAACAAAATTTCCGTTTTTAACCAAAAAATAAATTTCGTCTAATAAAATTGTTTTATAATTGGAAGAAAGGGCGAAAAAACTCTACCCCGAAATCAATTGTTACATCGATTTCTTCTCCTGACGGGGTTGTTACTTTTTTCTTTAGGTCTAATCTTGGCTCTTGTTCATTTAAGTAAGTTCTAATAAATTTAGAATCTGAAATCGGCATTTGTTGAACATATTGTGAAATTTGTAATCTATCTGTATTACCATTTATTGAAACAATTTTAGCCTCTAATTTTTTTGTTATTTTTGGTGCTATAACTCCTTTTGGATATTTTTCCATTTCTTTGTCAATGTCATTATCTTCACCATAAGTTAAAAACTTTAATTTAACACTATCTCCACTTGTTGGTAATACAACATCAAAATGTCCGTTTGAATCGGCAATTAGTTCTGTCTTTTTAATATTCATTTCTGACAAATCAACCGCAGTTTCAAATCTTTGGTTTGTTTTTGGGTCTGTAACATAAAGATTATATTTTGTACCAAAAGCAGTATTTCTTAAGAAAATTAAAATAGCTTCAACGTCACCTGTTAACATTTCTTCAATCTTAAATTCAGGCTCATAAATTTTACTTCTCAATAATTGATTAATAATCTGTACCGCATCCATATTTGTTGATGCCAATAAATTTTCATCTTGAGCAGTCAAATAACCAATTTTAATTGATTTCTTTTTATTTTTGTAAAAAATTCCTTGCGAAGGAAGTGGTACCACGTCATGTGGTAGGTTAAAATTCATTTGACCGTATTTGATTTCGTTGTTTTCCATAAAAAAAGCCAGACTTGTGTCTGGCTTTAAATATAAACTGACTTTGTTTTTTTGTAAATAATTAGTATACTAATATACATCTATCAGGTCTCATAGTACATGATATTGTTTGTAATCCGTCATCAGTGTATGTTACAGCTTGAAAATCTACGTCAGTTAAGAAACATCCTTGCAGTATCCATTTTTCAACCGCAACACCCGTAGGGTCCAACATTTCTAAAGTAACGTCTTTTTTATATCCTGCAGCATAACCCATACGACCTGTAACAGATTCTGCATGTAATCTAACCCATTCCATAAGTGCCTGAGCCGCTGATGGACCAATAGGGTCACGGAATGTTACACCAATTGTACCCCATTCAAATGAACCTGCAACATATGTTTTTGTGTTTAAAAATGGAATATCTTTGGACGCAATTGTTATTTTAGGACGGTTTGTTGATTCAACATACCAAGAATTAATACCCAAAGAAGACGGAAACGTCAAAATAAATCGGTTTTTTCGTTTTGGTTCGTAAGGGTCGGGCATTTTCATTAATAAGTCAGCCATAATATTATTTTAGTTTTTTTATTTTTTTTTCTGTTTATTTTCCTTATAAATATTGACTATTTGGTTTTTTTCATCATATATTTCCTAGGCGTTCTAGTTTATTAATTATCTAGTTATTTAATATTTAGTTTTTATATTAGATTTAGTTAAATAAGTTTGCACTGGGTTCTCATTTCCAAATTCTTTTGCTAAGAACTCCTTAACTTTTTCTATGTTTTTTAAGTCGTCGTCAGAAAACCCTATTTTTGGTATCACAAAATTATTGGACACATCATTTTTGAACAATGTTTTTCCACCCAATTTCATAGACAACTGTTTTACATATGATATAAAATCTCTCAAAGCATTTATTTTTCCTTCTTCAGGGTTTGCTTCAGCACCAGAGCCAAATGAAACAGGATGAAATTTACACATATCCAAATATTCTCTTATTAAAGTATCATCATCTTTAATATCTTCACCCGATATTTCCCTGTAATCTTTGAGTGACTGAACCAATTTTTCTTGGTCGATTCCGCCAATGTCATTTTTAATTATACGATATACCGCTTCTTTCAAAATTTCAGGATTGTGACCCCTTGCAGTGATTATCGCAAATATTGACCCACCATTTATACACTCAACAAAATCATCCCATGATGGACCGAACCCAGCATATAAAACATCTTCTAAAAATTGTTGTTCACCGTCTTTTCTGAAATATCTAAATGGTCTATCGGCATATCCAATAATTGTTTTACCATTATAAACAAACGGTTCTTTCCCTAATATGTGTCTATATTCCGCAAAATCTTCAGTTGTTATCCCAAATTCATTACCTTCATTATCCACCACCATAATCTTTGTTGGCATGTTCATTACGTTGTCATCCCAATCAAATGCATAATATTTGTGGTCAGGTAATTTATCAGGGTCTAACCCTTCATTAACTAACTTAATTAAGTTTTTATGAACAATTTTTTTTAAATTCATTATTTTTTCTTAAGTAACTTAGCGATAATTCTTTCTAATTGTGATTCTGTAACAATAACAGATTGTGGTTTTTCAGAAAAAGTTTTAACACCATTTGATTTGATGTTTAAATTTTCAAGTAATGTTTTCTTTGGAAATTTCATTTTTTTTATTTTTTGATTAAGGGGTGAGATTTCTCCCACCCCGTTTATTTTATTTATTAAATATTCTCAAAAGACGCTCCTGAAGGTGTAATTAAGAATTCAATATCAATAAATTCAAGAGCTTTTGTTGGTTTAAGGTAAATTTTACCTGTCATTGTATTTCTATCTAAGTCTTCAGGTGTGTTTGTTACTACAACTCTAAAGTCTATTAAACCTCTGTCTCTTCTGATTGAATCCAAAATTGGGTTTACAGAATCTAAGAAGTCTTGTCTTACTTTATCATCGTTTTGTTCAAACAACAATCTAACCGCTACTGCCGAAATTAACTTACGAGCTTGTAACAACAATCTTCTAACGTTAATTCTATCAAGTGCTGATTCAGCGATTTGTGTTGTTTTGTTACCCCAAATTACTGTTCCAACATCTGAGAATGTTGCAATTGGGTTGATTCTACCTTGATATAATGTATCTCTATCATCTTGTGTAAGTTTCTTACGTGCTTTGATTGAATTTACAATACCTCTTGTGTAACCCGCAGATGCAAACCAAGGGAAAGATATATTATCAGTCAACGCTAAGTTTCTACAAACTTCAGCAGTTGGTGGGAGATATATTTGTGTATTATTAACCGTATCTCTTGTCAATACCCAAGGATAATAAGTTGCTGTATAGTTAGAATCTATACCTGTAGTTTCTAAATCATCAACCGCCTCAGTTGGGTAAATTAAATCTGTCGCAGGTGATGTGGTTGTAGTTGCAAACATATCATAATCAGGACATGTCATAATATACAATGAATCTGCTCTTTGAGTTTCAATCATATCAATCGCGTCTTCAACCAAATTACCATTGTTTACAAAATCAATACCTGGTGTTACAAATACGTTTATATTTGTTGCTTCAGGATTTGCAAATGTTTCTTGACCCAATAAGTAAGCGTAATAGTCAGTATTTGCCCAATCAGTTGCATTATTGTTAATTGTAATTCTCTTAAATGCCCCCCATCCTGTCGCGTCAGGAAATTGTGTTGAAGGTGCAGCACCTTTTTTATAATTAGGCCCTCCTAATACATATTCGTCACCATTTGTTCTATACTTTCTGTATATATCCCAACCGTCAAATCCACCATTAACAAATAATGTAAATTTACGTGCTTGGATTCTATAGTACGGATTATTAACATCTGTTGGGTCAGAAGGTCCTGAAAAAGAAGCGTCACCAACCTCAAACTCAGAAGTACCTGAAGTACTATATGATGATGAAATTGTTATAACAGTTGCACCACTATCCATATGGAAACCTTTTGACAAATAGTCCCAAGACTCGCCCGTAGTTTCAGTCGCTATTTCGTTTGGTGTTATTTTACCTTTATACGTAAAAAAATCAGAATCATAACCAAAAGAATCTGATATACCCAAGAAAGTTCTATTTATTTTATCACCTGAACTTCTTTGTACTGATGAAAATGGTGGTTGATATGTTACGTCACCAGCACTATCATATTTTGTTTTATAAATTGGGAATGGTGTAATATCACCATCATAATTTCTCATAGTATATCCTTCAAAACCACATGGTAAAGCATCTACAGGAGCTTCAGGATTTATTTCTAACATCACAAATTTAGACTTTTGTGCGTATTCACCATCACTAGTACCAATTTTAACACCAACAAAACTATTCAATGCTGGGTTCATACTACAATTTGTAAATTTTTCAACATAAACAGGATTAGAATCTGTGTCACCATAAGCTCTAATTCCAACGTCAAATGTTCCATTGTTGAACGAAATGTTCAAAATTGAAATTTTTATTTCTTCATTTGCTGCATTACCGTCTGATATTGAAATGAATTTGAATAGTTGGTAAACTTTATTACCTCTAAGTTCGGAAACTAAATAAGGTGTTTCTGGTGTTTGGTATTGTTCTAAGTACCATCCTATTGATGTTCCTGTACCGTTATCATCTTGAGCCGAAGGCAGTGAAGTTATACTAGAACTTATACCTCTAATATAACCCATTTTATATCCATAGTTTAATAGATTACTAAATTCTTCTTCGACAAATAAAGGTACTTCATCACTTGGTTTTGAGAAATTTGAAATACCCAATACTTTAGATATGAAATTACTATCTGTAGAATCCATAGACACTTTTAGATTTATAGATTCATTACTACTTGTTAAACCTGAAATGCCAAAAGCTGCGTAAGGACTAATAGATGCTCCTGAATATGTTCCAGTAAAATCTAAACCAACATCTGTAGTTCCTGTTACAACCCAAGTTGGATTAACCGAACTTGTATAGTTTGATACACCTCTTGAACGTAGTGTTGCAATTACAACATCATTATAATCAGTAAATGCAGTACCTACTTGTGTAAATCCTGAAACAGAAACCGAACCTGAAAATTGTCCACTAACACCATATGTTGTTCCTGACAATGTATGTATTCTTGATGTAAAGGAATACCCTGAATACCCATTACCTGTTGTTGGGTCAAATTGTGCGTAATACCAAGCGTCATTATCTCTACTACTGTAATCTGTTAATGAATTTTTTACACTAGGTACACTATATACATTTGTTATACCTGTCCATCCACCACCTGTCAATGAGTTATAGTTTGTATCAGGTATTGTACCAAAAACATATGCAGATGTACCACTAGTACTTGGTGTTAACATAACACCATTTAAAAATGTTTTTAATTTATTTGAAATCGTGGTTGTTGTACCATTATTTAAACTTATAATTGTATTTAAATCTTCGTTAAAAATTGCAGTGCTTGTCGAACCTAATTCTATTGTTGACGTACTTCCTGTTGTTCCTGTAAATGTTATTAAAACTTCGGTTAATGTCACACCTGTATTTTGTGAAACAGAACTACCACTAACATTTGCAACTGTTTTAATAGACCAAGAAGGTCCCGCATCATATCCTGACAACCCTAACACTCTTGTTACAAATAATTGATTAGATTGTGAAAGATATGCCTTAGCAATATATGCTGCTTCATATTTAGGTATTTGTGTGTCAACAAATTTTTCAGGAATTGCACCACCAAATACTGTTTGGAAGTTATCGAAATCTGTTATAAAGATTGGTTCGAATGCTGGACCTTTTAAGGTTTCGCCAACAATACCTAATGTTGTAACACCTACGCTTTGTGCTACGAATGATAAATCACGTTCTGAAGTATATACTCCAGGTGAAACGAATACTTTATTGGATGTTGCCATTACTATTTAATTTTTTCTTTTTAAGGTTTTATTTTTATACATAAATATTGTTGATTTTTTCAAAAATCTTATTATACCGCTTATATTTATAATATGGTATGAATAAATTCTGCCTTTTTTCTGCTTTATGAAAAAAA